TGGCAACATACGGACAAGCGCACGGTCAAACGAATCAATGAATTGCTGCGTGATGCCATGCGAAACCCCTTTGAAGGGCTGGGGAAGCCGGAACCGCTCCGGTTCGATCTTGTCGGATGCTGGTCGCGCCGCATCAATCAGGAAGATCGCCTCGTCTACAAAGTGGACGAACGAAGCGAAGCCCTGATCGTACTCCAATGTCGTTACCATTATTGAATTAAGATAAAAGCCCTGTTCGTTTCATCAACGAGCAGGGCTGTTTTACCATGTCCGGCAATCCCTATGCGGCGCACCTGTGCCGATACTTCCAGAGCATGTTGCGATCGGTCTTCAAAACATGTCGGAATGCCTCGATCACGTCTGTGTGGTACGCCTCTACGCTACCGTATCGGCTGTCCTCGATTTCCCTGATTTCGTACCCCATGCGCCGGGACATGTCGGCGAGCTTGCGCCCGGCCATGGAGTACATGGCCTGTGACACCTCAAAGACCTCTTCCAGCCACGGAATGGCCTTCACCTGCTTCCATGTCCGGCTGTCGCCTATCTCGTCGCGGAGGTGCTCGTTTTCCTTGGAAAGGCGGCTTGCCGTGCTCATCGCCGTAGCCTCGCGCCGGGAGCCGATTTCCGCCTTGGTACGGACGGCCTCGTCGCGATGTGCTTCCACGAGCTTTCGCTGTTCCCGCTCGAACTTGTACTGCGGGAGCAGGGAAATCCCGAGGTCGAGATCATCGAGAATGCGATCCATCACCGCTTCCGTGGCATACAGGCCGCGCTTGCGGATGGAAGGGACGACCTCGTGGATGATCCACCGCTTGAACGCCTTGGCTTCCGGCTTGCGGGAACGGAAGATGAGGGAATACAGGCCGGGTTCGGAAATGACGAGCATTTGCTGTTCTCCGCCTAGGGTACGAATACTGTTCGTACCCTTTTCGTCGTCATCCAAAAGGGAAATGGTTTTGCTCACATCAGTAAGCTCCAGGCACTCGCACACGTCCTTGGTCACAAAACACGGCTCGCCCTCGCATTCCACGACGCGAACCCTGCCGAATTCCGCTTTTTCAAAAACTTTCAACATGTCCATATGAACCCCTTGGGTTAATGTCATTTCTTTAAATACCGCACCGGGAACAGAACCGCCTCAATGAGCATGACCTTCTGGAAATTTCCTTCCGGGTCGTCCGTGCGATCGCATTCGGCGCGGACGGCTTCAAGCCGGATGGGGCGGGCTTGCCCGGCCATGCCTACGAAGTCGCGAGCGTGGATGTCGCAGATTTGCCAGATATGCATGGCTTGCAGGTTGTCGGGCAGGAGTTCCGTTTCCGATGAGGTACAGGCGCCGCAGGGAGGTTCCAGCCCGTCGAGCGCCATGTCTCCCGGCATTCGTCACAGCTTGGCGCGTTGTCCGCTAGGCGTCC